GGCGGCAGCTCGAGGCGCGGGGGCGGGGCCGGGGGCGGGGCGTCGCGTCCCACCCGCGGGAGATCGGGCGGCGTCCGACTCCGCCGCGGACACCTGCGGGCACGATCTCGGCATCGGGTGGCGATTATCGCCGGCCAGCGCGTAGCCGCGTAGCTGCCCGCGTAGCCGGGCGCGTAGCCGCGTAGCTGCCCGCGTAGCCGGGCGCGTTGTCCGCGTAGCGCGGGCGCGTTCTGGACCCTGTTTGGCGCGTTCTGGCGCGTTCTGGACCCTGTTTGGCGCGTTCTGGCGCGTTCTGGACCCTGTTTGGCGCGTTCTGCGCGTTCTGGGTGTGCTCCGGCTACCTCTGCTGCTGCTCCCCCCGAGAGGGAGAGGACACTATCGATTGGGGGGGGTGGGGGGTCTCAAAGGGGGGTGTACCCCTGACGCAACGAGAGCCCTGGTCATCCTGGTGACAGGGCTCTCGCGCACGGAGGAGGAACCGTAGGATTATGGCCGTTGGTTGGCGCCGGTCTCGATGGCTTTCTTGAGATCGTGCAGGAAAGATGGCCCGAGGCCGATGCTAATGCAGGAAAGGATGCGGCCCATGATGGCGGGTGAACGGAAGATGGGCAGGAAGTTGATGCTGGTTGTCCATGCTAGTGTGCTGCCGATGGCGGTGGCGAGATAGAATGGCCAGAGTTTGATCAGCTCCTGGATGAGATCGCGTTCAGGGTCGAACGCGGCGAGGAGTGGTTTGATGAGTTTGTCGATCAACTGGCTGATGGTGACGGCGGCTGCGATGGCGAGCAGCAAAGATTGCTTGTCGATAGGCATAGTACCTCCTAGATGTAGCCTTTGGCGCGTAGGACTTCAACGAGGATGGTGGCTGTTACTGCGGCGGCGCCGACAAAAGCGGGCTTGTTGTAGAATCGGTTGGCGGCGCGGCATAGTTGCTCTAGTTTGTTGAGCCGTGCGATGTTGTTACTTGCGCGGGCGATCTCCACCTGATAGGGACAGGTGCTGGCTCGGTCTGTGGTGCGCTCTAGCAGCAGGGCGAGTTGGGCGGTCGCCTCGGTTCTGAAGGCGGCGAATTCGCGACGCAAAAGGCTTAGGTCGTCTGACATGCTAGTCCTCGAGTGTGAAGCGTTCGATGAGGCGGTCACGGATTGGGATCTGACTGATGAGCCAGGGCGAGGATCGCGGCGGGCGTGTGATCGCATCGATTATGGCAGCGCATTGTGGTTTTGTCCACTCGCGTTGTAGCGGTTCCGTGGGGTAGGTCGGTTGCACTTCGTAGATGACGTGTCCGAGTGGCTGTACCGTCTCTTTGTAGCCGATGCGCGCCGCCTCGTCTGGTGGCGGACGTAAGGTCGCGATGACGCTGCTCAGTAGCTCGCTTGCGGCCTGGGTCGTGGCAGGTTGGTGGGCGGTCTTGTCGAGCAAGATGATCAGTTCGTATGGTGTGAGCTCAGTTTGGTGCATGGGTCTCCTTTAGGGAACGTACATCGGGAGGCGATAGGTGGTGCCGTTGACACTGATCGCTAGGCAGTGTGTGAGGGTTTCGTCACCGTATGTTCCTGGAAGGGCGTCGATGCGGAACGAATCGCATTGGCAGAGCCCGCCTACGTTGATGGCGCTGAATGTGGCCAGGCCGGTGACGATGAGCGTGCCACCGATGGTGGTGTTGCCGGTGACGGCGAGCGTGCTTGATAGGGTGGCGGCGCCGGTAACGGCGAGCGTGCTTGATAGTGTGGTCGCGCCGGTAACGGCGAGCGTGCTGGATAGGGTGGTCGCGCCTGTGACGGCTAGGGTGGTTGAGAAGTTACCTGCCTGGCCGTAGATGATTTGCCATCGGTATGATGCGTGGCCTAGGTTGACAGTGGTACTGTTGGGGTACATGTCTGTGGTGCGGATGTTGATTGTGCGTGTGGAGCCGGGAGCAAGTGTGAGATAGGTTAAGTCGGTTTGGATTTGGGTTTGGGCTGCAGCGCGGCGGATGTATGTTGATGTGTTGGCGATATAGATGTAGCCGCCGTCGGCGTAAAGTGTGCTAGCGCGTAGTTGGTGTGTGCCAACGTCCCAGTCGTTGCTTAAGGGACGGCTGCCGTCGGCGAGCACGTATTGGGTGTGGTCGTCGTCTCCTTTGCCGGTGAGGGCGCCGTGGTCGTGGTTGTGGCCGATGGCGGCATAGTCAGCGTCGTGATCGTGGTCGATGGCGGCATAGTCGGCGTCGTGATCGTGGTCGATGGCGGCATAGTCGGCGTCGTGATCGTGGTCGATGGCGGCATAGTCGGCGTCGTGGTCGTGGCCGACGACGCTGTAGGTGCCGGAGAGGTCGGGGATGTCGGCCTCGACGAGTGCTCGGAATGTGGGCGTGGCTGCGCCGCCGGTGGTTGGACCGGCAAAGATGCGGTTGGCGGCCTGGGTGTCCAGGTCGAGCTGCTGTGTCGAGATAGAGAGCAGGTTCGTGTTGAGGGTGGCGGTCAGTGTGACGAGGGCATGATGGGCAGTGGGGATGGCGGAGGCATCGGTGGCGTGGGCGATAGTTAGGGCGTGATCAGCGCCTGTCAGGGTGACGGCGGTCCCGGCGATGTACGTGAAGCGGTTGTTTTCGTCTTCGTCGGGCCACATATCGGTTTCGCCGACTCTGAAATAGAGCGGGATGCGAGCGTCAGATCGTATCTTTGTTGATGCGGTGCCTTCGTCGGCGGTGACGCCAAAAGTGATGTTGGGCGTAACGTAGCGTCCGTCTGTTTCGTCTGGATCGGACCCTCCGCCGCGATCGGAGGCGGGTATCCGGTCTTCCAGGTCTTGCCAGGTGATCGCGAGTTGTAGGCGACCGTTTACAAAGTGACCGTGGACGTATTCGATGACGTCGGTGGTGGCGGATTGATCAAGTTGGGTGTTGGCGCGGTTGACAAGGTCTCCGGCCTTGTAGTGCTGTAGCCATAGGACCATACCATTGGCGCCGGTGGCCGTGAATTCGGTGGTTGTCCCTATTGTGGGGCGGCTGGCCTCTGCTAGCGTGGCGGCGTGGGCCGCCTGGGTGCTGGTGGTGCTGGTTTCCCAGCGGCCGTAGGCGCTGAGGCTGGTGGCGTCGATGGCGGTGGCGCGAAAGGCGCGGGTGTGGGCGATGGTGGCGCGGCGCGTGTAGCGGGCGTAGCGCTTGCCCCTGGGAAGCAAGTCGGCGATGTCTTTGATCTGGACCCTATCGTCTCCGCTGGTGAGGTCGGAGCCTCCTCGGAGCCCCTTGGTCTTGAAAGTGAAGGTGAGGGCGCCGGCGGTTTCGCTGACGGCGAGCTGGTAGACGAAACCATGGCGTTGGCTGAGATAGGTGATCTCGTCTAGGATGGTGCGTTTGCCGGAGTGGAGATAGCTGGCGGTGATTTGATCCACACTGCCGGAGGCGTCTGCCTCGACGACGAGGGTGCCCCAGTCCCAGTCCCTGGAGCGGCCATCGATGTCGGCGGTGCATGTGCCGGAAAGGGCTGTCTTGCGTAACAGTTCTTTTGCGAGGTCGTCTGCATAGGCGTTGGTGAATGAGAGTGGTTCGATGCTGCCGGCGTTGTTGTGGTATGCCTGGCGGCACGATAGTAGCTCCTCGATGCCGGTGGCGTGAATGTAGGCGCCGTTTTTGTCGGGTTCGGGATCGTAGCTGTAGGCGGGATGATCGATTAGGCCCCAATAGTGGACGTCGCCATAGGCGATCAGTTGCACTGCTTGAAGCTGGGTGAGATCGATGGGATTGTCCAAGTTGGGAGCTGTGCGAAAACTGAGCTCGTGGAGGCGCTCTTGATCGACGCCCTCGGTGGTGGTGAACTCAAGGTCGGTGAATTGGTGTTGGTGAAGGTGAATCTTGGTTTCATCGGTGAGAGACCAGATGATGAGGTGAAAATCGGCGATGGTCGGGACTGTGGGTGACGTGGTCATTGTCCGTGGCCCGTGTATCGGTGGTACAGATAGCCTGTGAGGGTGGCGGTGCCGCTGGCGGCCTCGATGGTGAGGTTGTTTGTGCCTGGGGGTGCAACGATCGGGATCCGGCTGGCGGTGGTCTGAAGGTTGCGAACATCGGTTGCTGAGCCGCCGCTCGGAGTGTGGGTGACGGCATAGTCCAGCATGTCGAAATTGTAGTCCACCTGGCCGCCTGCGCTGACGGTGAGGTCAAGCTCGAAAACGGTGCCGTTCGCGTCGGTGAGTTTGGGATCCTGGATGGCGCCTGAGATGCGTAGGACCAAAGGGGTGTCCTCATTGCCGTTGTTGGTGAGTGAGACTGTTACTGGGGTGGCGTCGTTGAAGGCGCTCGATATGGCGACCGGCGTTGGATTGTACCACGTTGGGTCTTGGCAGTAGATCGTGATGGTGAGGTGGCAGCGAGTCGAGATGTTCGAGAATCGTCTGGGCCAGGGCGGGCTTTCGTCTATCGCGGCGATGGTGCCCTTGATGGCGCGACTGGTGCCGTTGTCGGTGCTGAAAGTCAAGGTGGCGCGGGATCTGGCGGCGGTGCGGGTTTCAGTGCCTAGCGCGGCTGTGAGTGCAGCCAGATTTGTGGCGATGGCACTGGGGTTGGCGCCCAATATCCTGAGGCCTAGCGTGATCTCGCGGGGTCTGTTTTGGTAGCCGTGAAAGATAGCGGCGGGCATGGGCAGGGGCAGGATGGTGTCAACGCTTTGGGTTGGCAGGTGAAAGATGGGCGAGGGAAGATATCCGCTTCGCAGCCGGTAGGTGGTGCCGTTGTTTAGGTTGAGGGTCGCGGCCTGCAGGGCCAGAGTGCAGGCGTAGGCGGTCGCGCTGAGGGCCTCCTCGGTGACGATGGCCTTTACAGTGCGATAGTGTTGGGCCGTGTCGGGGTTAAGGTCGTTGGTGTCGTTCTCGATGATGGCGAAATAGCTGGTGAGGGATTCGAGCGCCGTGGCGAGTTTGGTGGCCAGGTCGGCGGCGGCAAAGGGTGTGTCGGCCCAGGTACGAAAGTGGAGCTCGTGGCGGGTGTCTCGTTGGTGGCCGCCGTCGATGTATACCCGCGTCAGCTCGTGATCGCTGTAGGTGATAGCGGGCTGGGTCGTGTTTAGAGGGAGGGGGCCGTGATAGATCCGGGTGCCTATTACGGCCGCAAGGGTAGCGTTATCCAAGAGCGCGTCCTTGAGGTCGTCATAGAACATGTTACGGCTCCAGTTGCTCGATGGTGACGATGGTTCCGGTGAGGCCCTCCACTGGGGGCGTGGCAAGCTGATAGGTCAAGGTCGGCGAGATGGAAACGCCATTCCGGTGGGTGATGGTGACTCGGTCATCGGTGTCGATGGCGGTGTTGGCGGGTAGGTAGAGCAACGCCATGGCGCGGGCGGTGGTGAGATCGGGGCTGTGCTCGACCCGCGCCAGGGCGCGTAGAATGGGTTGGTAGCCGCATGAGATCGCGGCGCCGGGCGTGTAGGTGTGTTGCAGGCGTCCGTTGCCGTCCTCTGACGTGGTGTGAGCGTTGATGGTGCAGGTGTCGAGCAGGCTGGCGTTATAGTCGGCTCGGAGCGTGGCGAGATCGGCGGTGTCCATCAGTTGGCCCTCCAGGAAACCGATGCTTTGATGCGGGGTGCCACGTGCATTGTGATGGTGCCCAGGGTGCGGCGGGCGGCATAGTGGCGCGCCTGGCGCATATAGTGTTCGTAGAGATGGCTGCGGTGGAGTAAGCGGCCGTCGGTGTCGGTGCTGTACTTTTCGGCGATGGCGGCGGCTTTATGTTCCCAGATACGGGCGGCGGCGGCGTTGAGGTCGTAAGTCGGGATCCAATTGTCGTTGTCCTCTTTGGTGGGCGGGCTGGTGGACACGTCCCAGCCATAGGGGCTCTCGCCCCGTTCGTCGAGGATCGGGTGATCTTCGATGTACGCGGCGAGAGCGTCGCTGTCATAGGTGTCGTCGGTCGGTTCGTCCACCATGAGGCGGAGCTCGGCGATTTGGGTGGCGGTGGCGCTCATTTTGCGATGCCGATGACCGTCAGGGTGAGCGGGTTGCTATTGGTGACGGTCGCATAAAGGCGGGTGTACGCGCCGACGTTGTAGCGTTGGACAATGTCGTTTTGGTCGGACCCGGTGTTCTGGAACACTGTCGCACCGTCGGCCCAATTTGTGTTGTCGTTGCTGTATTGGAGCTTGACCGTGGTGGTGTTGGCGGTGGTGGCGTCGGCAATGAACTGGAGGTCGAGCACCTCATAGTTCTGTAGGTGATAGGTATAGGTGCAAGCGCCGGTTGCGGTCAGCGGAAAGCTGTTCCAAAAGTAGAACGGGTCTTTGGCGTTGTCGGTGCTCATGGCGGGGACGGCGGCGGGCGTGGTGAAGGCCGTTGCGCCGACCGGGGCGGGGTTGGTGTACTGCGACGCGATGATCATGAGAACCATCAGAAGCATCGCGGCGAGCAGCAGCATCAGGGTATTGTGCTTGGTGCGTTCCATGGAAGTCCTCCAGTTGCTAGTTTTGAAGGCGGCGCGGTTGGCGCGTCTTCTGGTTTTACGGGCTTGTCGGATTTGTTTCCGGGTGAGGGGCATGGGGTGTCTCCTTTGGGTCTATCACTCGGCAGGGAGCAGCGTCGCAAACGGGAAGCGGGTGTCGTCGTCGTTGTTCATTCGGGTAATCGGGTTGGGGCATTGCCAGGCCAGCCGCATGACGGCGCGTAGTGCGACCATGTCTTGCTGAGCAAGGTTGTACTGAATGTCCCCGTTAGAGTCCTGGATCACTCCCTCGGTGAGGATTTTGTAGGAGATGTCTTGGCGCATTGCCCAGACGAGTTGGGTCCAGTCGCCAGTAAAGAGAAGGGTGGTGTCCGCGTCCATGGCGCCGTTCAGCGGGAACAGGCAGGGGCTGCCGTCGAGATCGTAGCGGGCGCGGTCTTGCATAGTGCGTTGGAAGATGGGCATTTTGTCGTCCGATCTGACTCCACGGAGCTTGGCGCGCATACTGGTGGCGGCGATGTGGCCGGTGGGAAGATAGCCGTCGGCTTCCACCTTGGCGATGACGCCCCCCTCTCCGAGAAGGTCGTCATAGAGGTCGTCGCCGACACTCCCGATGGTGACCGCTTGGGATGCTGTGATGCAGGCGTTGTGCAGGTCGGTGGGCCAGTTGCTGGGGGCGTTCGTGCCGTAGAGTACGGCCATGTCGAAAGTTCTGCCCATGGCCTCTGCGATGCTCGGCTTGACTTCGCCCCAGATGTCATAGGCGGCGTCGTCTAGCACGGCCTCGGGGATCGGGACGATGGCGGCCAGCTCTTCGACGTTTAGGTATTTGTCGGCCCACGTCACCTCGGTTGTTTGTTTGAGGCCGGTATCGCCGGTCACAAAGTAGGCGCTGGCCAGGGCGCTCATTACGGGGATGCGCTGTTGGCCGTGGGCCAGGTTCGGGAGGCGGCGGCCCAGGGTGAGCACCGCGCTGGATTGGGGCATGGCCTTGATGATTTCATCGGCCACTGGCACTGGAATCAACGATGTGGCGTCGGTGCGGGAAATCAGGCTGTTGTATGGCATGTTACTGTCTCCCAGTTGCCGCTCGAATGGCGGCGTTCATGTCTACGTTTTGATTTGGTTGGTGGTTGCTGCCAGCTTGGCTGTTGGCGGGCGGTGGGGCCGCTGGTCCCTGGGCCTGGGCGAACAGCACAGGATAGGTTTCCGTGAGGCCGTTCCAGTCTATGGATCCGTCCTCGGCGATGTGGCCGCTGTCTTGCGCGGCCAGCCAGGCGAGTTTGGGGGCGGTGCAGCGGGCTTGCTGGGCGCCTTCGTAGAATCGGAGCTGTAGATCGCGGGCAGCGAGGGCTTGCTCGTGCTCGGCGGTCAACGCGTCAAGTTTGCCCGTTTGGGATTCTTGCAGCGTTTGGATTTCGTCGGTGAGCGAACGGCGGCGGGTCTTTTCGCTGTCGAGCGCGTTCTTCAAGCCGCTGATGTGGCTGTCGATGAGGGCGCGCTGCGCCTCGGGAAGGCTGTTGTAGAACGTGTCGTAACTAGTCGTCGGTGAAGCGTTGGGGGTCGTCGCCATGGGTAGGCTCCTGATGGTTGGTGCTCGCGCGGTCGGTGCGGAGCTGGCGTAACTGTTCGTCCGTCCATCCCTCGCGGCGTAGCTCGGTTTCGATGGGGATCCCGGCCCCAACGTTCAGGTTTCTGATCTGGGCCTGGGTGTGGGGTTGGATGGTTTGGGGCGCGGCAAAAACGGGCGTGATGGTCTGGGGATCGACCTGGTAGCCGAGCAGCGAGAGTGTGTGATGGGCCACCCGGCGCCAGGTGGCCGTCAATCGGCCGATGTGGTGTAGGGCTTTATTGACAAGGGGTGCCTCCATGGTGAGCAGCGCCTCGCCACTGAGGCGGCTGGTCTGGCTGTAGAAATAGTGGCGCGGGGTGCGGCTGATGATGCCGATAGCCGTGGAGAGTTTTTCGATGGCGTCCAGATAGTTGCCCAAGTCCGTGGGATTGAAATCGCCGGTGGCGGTTTGCTGGCCGACGCCGTCGCCCGCGGGCAGGTGCCAGATTTGGTTTGGGGCGTTCTTGAGGGCCTGGATGTCGCTGTTCGTGATGACCCAGCGTTGTCGGAAGGCGCCGAACTCGGCTGCGACCATCATGTCGGAGATTAGTTTGTTGATGGCGTCCTGGATTGGGATGATGTTGGCCAGCTCGGAGATGAGGCCGCGGTCGGTGCGTTTTAGTTGGATCAGGGGCAAACGGCCGGTGGGGTTGGTGATGATGGCGTCCGGAGCGGCGCGAAAGTCGGCGGGCCCGGTGATGTTTTCGCTGGCCTTGGTGCTGATGTAATGCTCGAATCGATCGGGATAGTATAGGGAGAAGGCGCGCTTGTTGTCGGGCATGGTCCACCATTTGGCGGCGTAGCGGGGCACCCGCGGGCGATCGGCGTGATATTGAATGTGGCAATGGCGCGGGTCGTTGGCGGCCCCCTCTAGGGCGCCGTCCTCGTTGAACCAGATCATGACGTATCCCTCGCCGGTGATCATCGTGTCGAGGTGGGCGGTGGTGTCGTCAACTTGCATGCCGCTGATGGTCCAAAAGTCGTTGAGGGCGGTTTGGGCGCTTTCGTCGGTGACGTCGAACCTTTTGAGGATGATCCTTTCAAGCAGCACGTCGGCGACCAGGGCGCACCAATTTTCCCGAAAGTGGACGCCGGCGACGTCGAAAACTGCCTTGAGGCGGCTGGCCGTGTAGAGTAGAGGCTGATCGCCGTTGTAGTAGTCCCAACAGTTGTCGTGATGGGCCTGTTTTGCGGATATGCTGCGGTACGCCTGGGCGAGATCGGGATTGACGGTCATCCTTGGTAGCTCCTGGCGGGTGGGGCTTTGCGGCGTGCGAGGGCGAGTTCGGTGACGGCCCATACCATCGCGTCGAGGCGGTCGGGGCTGGTGGTTTGCGTGGGATCCCAGTCTGTCATTTGGTCCTCCAGTTGCGGGAAAACGCCAACGTGGTGAACGCGTCCTCGGGCGTATAGTGCGCTGACTGGCTCGGCCCTGATCAGTTTGCCGCGTGATGCGTGTACTGATCTATATGCTATTGTATCATCAATCGAGCGTAATGTCACGCGTACAAGTTCTCCTCCGTTGTTCGTTTCAGCAACTACCGTATCGGCCTGGTGCTGGTGGTAGGCTTTGACGGATTCCTGCGCCCATCGGAGGGGTGATGCTTTCATGCTGTGGTCGCGCAAGATGTAAACGTGGTCGTCGGGAGAAATGCCGGCAGCGATGATGCCGGTCTCGTCACTGGTTTCGTCTGCCGTGACGGCGGGATCGATGGCGACTACGATGCGGCGGAGCGGTGGGGCCTTGTCGACGCGATGCGCGGCGATGTCGTCTAGGTTCCATAGGGCGTGGGGGTTGTCTTCGAGAATTTCGGCTGCTAGCTCTTGGCGGCCCAGGCGGGTGCCTGCGTATCGCTCCTCGAACATGGCGAGGGCGGTGGGGGCGAGGTTGGCGGCATTCTCGCGGGTGTGTCCGGTGACCAGGGCGGTGTGGGGATCGCGGGCCAAGCGCTTGATGAGAGGCGTTGGGCGCGGCGTGGTGGTGATGCATACCCTGGGGCGCGTGCCGAGGCGGAGGCCGAATAGTAGCTGGTCCCAGGTATCGGGGTAGCGCCAGGCGGCGAGCTCGTCGGCCCACGCGATGTGATGTGATGGGCCACGGAGCTGATCGGGCTGATCGCCGCTGTAGGTGGTGGCGATGGCGCCGTTGGGCCAGGTGAGGCGGCGTTTGCTCGGCTCATAGCGGGGGCGTTGGCTTTGGGGGCAGACGGCGAGGATGCCGCTTTCACCCTCTATCATGGTGTCGCGGGCGTCGGCGGCTGTTCTGGCCACGAGCGCGACGCGGCGGGCGCTATGGTGTTGGACCTGGTCGCGGACCCATTCGCTCCCGGTGCGGGTTTTGCCATAGCCTCTGCCCGCGAGGATGAGCCAATAGAGCCAGTCGCCCGGAGGGGCGAGTTGTTTGGGGCGGGCCCAGAATGACCAGTCGTAGAGCAGGGCGTATGACTGGCTGGGGGAGAGTTCATTCAGTAGGGTTTTGCGCGTCGCGGGTGGCAGCGATGCGATTGAGGCCGCGGGCGATAAGGTCTCTGGCGCTGGTGGTTTCATCGTCTAGTGTCTCCTGTGGCGGGGTCGGTGGCGGTTGTACGCGGGGACGGCCCCATAGGCGGTCCAGGACGTCCCGGGCGCATAGGCGGCGAACGCGTGGATCCTCAGCATCGTTTTTTGCGATGGCAATGAGGACGTCAAGCGCGGCCACCGCGTCGGCCTGGCGGTCTGCGATGGCGCGCTCTCGTGCGAGGGTGTCTTTGTTTCGGCTGCCCTTGGGGCGTCCTGCGCCTGGGCGTCGTCCGCCGTGCTGGCCCTTGGCCATGCTGATTCTCCTGCATAGATCTTGATATCGCGCTGCGATCAATCAAGTTTTTCAAGTCCATTATAGCATGGTGGTGCATTGGCGGGGAGCGAGATCCTCGGCGGCGAATCGGGCAGCGAGGGTGCGTAGGTCGCGTGTA